GCTCAAGTTGTGGCCTGTAGCCCGTACTCCGGCAGCGCCAGCGGCGATGCTGTTGCCCCTTGCGGACGGGTCCGAGCACGGGGTTGCCCCTCAGCAAATCGTGGAATGGACCGCCGCATTTCCCGCCGTCGATGTGCTTGGCGAACTGCTTCGAATGCGAGCGTGGCTAGACGCTAACCGAGCGCAGCGCAAGACGCGACGCGGCATAGACCGATTCATTGTCAGTTGGCTGGCGCGCGCGCAGCGTGACACAGGCAAGTCACAGTATGTCCGCCCCTCTCGGGACGGAAACCCGCAAGGAGGACAGATCCATGGAAATTTCAATCAACAAGACTACCGCTTCGGGGTTTCAGAAGATGGCCGGTTTTAGTCTCGACACGCAGTCGCGGCATTGCTCCGAGCATGGCGAATACCAAGCGCTGCAAACGCCCGTCGGCATGTCCGATTGTCCCCGGTGCAACGCGCAACGCCAGCACGAGGCGCTGCTGCGACAAGAGGCGCTTGCGTCGGAACGCGCCCTGTTGCGGCGCGCCGCCATTCCCGAGCGATTCTCTGATCGCCGTATTGACACGTTCAACGCAACAAATCAGCGGGCGGAGGTTGCGCAGCGCTTGGTTCGCGATTACGCCAACGGATTCGGCGAGGCGCGCAGGACGGGACGCGGAATGATCCTCTGCGGCGGAGTGGGAACGGGAAAGACGCATCTGGCGATTGGCGCGATTCATCAGGTCACCACGGGCGGCTTTACTGCGTTATACGCCGTGCTACTGGACACGCTTCGCTCCATCAAAGATACCTATAGAAAGGATTCTGCCGTGACGGAGACCGTTGCCATGGCGCGCCTGACCGCGCCCGACTTGCTGGTGCTGGATGAGATCGGCGTGCAGCACGGAACGGATACGGAACGCATGCTCATGTTCAGCATTCTCAACGCCCGATACAACCAGATGAAGCCGACGATTCTGATTAGCAACCTGGCGCGCGAGCCGTTGGAAACGTATCTGGGTGAGCGGGCATTTGACCGCATGCGTGAGGGGGGAGGGAGGATGGTGGTGTTCGATTGGGAAAGTTATCGAGGAGTACGAGCATGACATTCGCAGCAGTTTACGGCGGCGCATTTAGCGCACAAGGGACGCAGAGCACGACAAAAACGGCGGTGGGAGATCAAGTGATGAGTACAGCAGGCACGGGTGTTGCGGCCGCATGGACCCCTACGCAAGCGGACTCCGAGCCATTGTTCAGTTCGGCGCATTCGGCATTGACGTTTGCGTATAACCATCACAATGAAATCTACGACAGGCCCCTCATGGCGCGCATGGCCCAGGGCGCGCCATCGGGGTCGGGAAAGGGCTTAGGGGGCGTGGACGGCGCCGCGCAAGCGGGACTTATTTTGGCGGCGGTGCAAAAGCTGCCGCGCTTGTATCAAGCGATTCTGGTTGCGCGGTTTTCACCGCGCACCGACCGCTGCAAATGCTGCCAGGGAACGGTCGACCGCCATGACTGGCTGGCCGCAGTGCGTGAGGTATCCGACGCCGCGGCTTCAGATGCCTTGTCCACGCATCCCACTGCGCGCATCTTGCGGGATGCCATCGTCGCTCGCTACTTTGGCAAAGATGTGATGCTGTCTGATGCCGCCAACCGCGCGGGAGTCAGCGTGGCCACGGCGACAAATCACAACGGCAAGATCAAGTTATGGCTTCATGGCTCACGCACGACAAAAGAAAAGAACGGGGCTCGCGGGGATGGCAACAAGGGCGTCGAGGCGTTGGCCATGGAGTACATCACTGATGTCTTGGTAGCGAAACGACTGTGCGCATAAAAACAGTTGCTACGGTGAATTTTCACTGCTAATATTCACCTCACTTAGTCACTGTGACTAAGTGCGCACAAAAAGCCCGCCAGCGAAAGCAGCGGGCTTTTTTGCGTTCCACGAACGCTTTTGTTGCCGGTTTTCTTTGCGGCGACGTTGACGCGACCCACCCGCCCTTGAGGTACTTGATGATTGAACAGCTCGTAAAGATACGAATCGAGAGCCTGGCCGGAGGCCGCGTATTCGCAGGCGTGGCGCCGGCCGACACCGCCACGCCCTACCTGACTTTCAGCCAAGTTGGCGGAGGCCGGGACTGGACGCTTGCAGGCCCCAGCGGCGCGGAAAAGGCAACCATCCAGGTCAGCGCTTGGGCAGCTACGCCCGATGAGGCGGCCAGCTTGCTTGAGCAAGCGTTCACACGCTTGAGCGCTGAGGGGCCGGACTTCATGTGCACCAGCACCAAGGATGTGCCCTGGGCCTACGATGAAGCGCAAACCCAGTTCCGCAACGCTTCCATGGAATTCAATTTGATTCGCTGATCCGCATCCGCGGCAGCTACCCCCAAACCCGCCATCCGGCGGGTTTTTTTTTGGAGCCTCGAATGGCAACGACCAATAAATCGAAGTACGCATTGACCCAAGGCACGAAGTTGGAGGTGTCCACCACGGTCGCCGACGATCTGGCTAATGCCAGTCTGACCTATGCCGACCTGTCGGTCACGATCAAAGACCCGAACTTCCAGGGTGGTCAGACCACCGAAATCGACGTGACGGTTCTGGCTTCCGCCGCCAAGGAATACGCGCTTGGCCTGGACGACAACGGCACGTTCACCATGGCCGGCAACTGGAAGTCCGATGATGCCGCCCAGAAGATTCTGGTGGACGCTCGTGGCGACAAGCAATCGCGCGCTTTCCGCGTGACGTTCTCGGACGGTTCGAAGTTCGAGTTCCTGGGCCTGGTCACGCAGTTCCAGTGGCAATCGCAGCTGGACAACGTTGTGTCGGGCACGTTCAACGTGCGCGTGAACGGCGCGGTCAAGATGACTGACGCGCCGGCCAGCGGAGGCTGATTCCCATGGCATCGGATCGGATTCCGGGCGTCGCGCTGCGGACCCTGGCGGCGAACCCGTTGGCAGGGTTTCGCCATGAAGCGTTGCAGGTGGCCGAGTGGGAGGACGCCAGCGTCATTGTCCGTGCTCCCAGTCCCAGCGACCGGCTCTTTCATGTTCGCGCTATCTGGGACGCCGCTGGCGTTACGCAGGGTGATGAAGAACTAGTGGTCAAGCAAAAGCTCGACGCTCCCGCCACCGACTACACCCGTGCATCGGCTGCGCTTTTGGTGCGGACGCTCTTTGAGCAATCCGCCGATGGCGCGCGGCGGGTTTTTGCCGATGCTGACGTGGACCAGGTTGCGGCGGCATTCGGGCCGGTCCATGCGCGTCTGGTCGCTAAGTCCATCGAGCTTGGAAACTTGACCGATGAGGGAGCGGACGTCGCAAAAAAGCCCTCAAGGAAACGCCAGACCTCCGTTTCCTGATGGCGCTCGCTCTTCGTCTGGGTAAGACGTTGGGCGAGTTGATGGACGGCATGG